TTTCTCCACTGGTATTTTACAAATAAACCGCCTGAGATTACAGCAGACCAACAAAAGAGATTAATCGCTATATACAATAGAGTGTTACATCAGAAAGCTAAACCAACAAGATGTACTCCCTGTTTTATAAATAGTATTCACAATAAATTATATAAGATATATGCAGAGTACGCAAAACAGTTTGATTAGGAATTCAAAAGAAGTTCGTCAAACAATAGACTTCACTGGAGTACAAAATGGAAAGATACACCCCACAGATATTGATGCGGTGTTTGAATTTAATAATGAAGTTCTTATTCTAATGGAGATTAAGAAGTCTGGTAATAAGATTCCTTTAGGTCAAAGACTTTTGTTGGAAAGAATTTGTGATTCGTGGCATACTCACAAGTCTTGTGTATTGAAAGTAGAGCACGAGTTCTACGACAATACAAAAGATATTCCTCTTGGCGAATCTTATGTTACAGCCATTTATTATGATGGCGAATGGATGGCTACTGAAAACAAACCTAAACTTGTTAGTTACTTAAATAGGATAGGATATAAATGGGATTGTCCTAAATGTAAATTCTAATGCCACTACTACGACCTAAGAAATACGAGAAAAACAAAGACTTCATTCAAAGATGTATGGGTAATGCTAAAATGGGAGAAGAGTTTCCCAATAGAGACCAGCGTTATGGCGTATGTCAAACAATCTGGAAAGACCAGTTCGACCCAAAAAAGTAGTTAACAATTTTGTTTATTAAATAATTCTTTTATATATTTGTACTCAAATCAAGTACAGATGATTATAAAGAGAATTATATTACACCCCCTTAATCTTATACGAGTATCTATAGCGATTGTAACACTTATTGTGTTCTTTTGCTTAGAAACCATACTCCTTATTATATATCACGGAGTAGAGACACCGTTAAGGAAAGCCCTTAACTGGATAGAGAAGTTTATTAAATACACAGTCAAATACATAAAGTAAAATGAATACAAAATTAAACACAGTAGAATTTACATACAACCTCACTAAATTGAATTTAGGAGGCAATCCAACAGAACAGCAAGTTATAAACGCTATCGCCAAGTCAGATAAGACTGGGAAGTTTCTAAAAGAGATACAAGACTTGCCTTGCTACGATGAGTCAAATGCTAAGACTAAGTTTAAGATAAAACTACTTATCGACCTTAAATCTGGCAATAGATATCAGACTTCATACGCAGTCTTTAACTTTGTTCAGGCTCTTAGTTCAAAATATAATACAGAGGAATAATGGGAAAGTCAGGAGAAGAATTTATAAAGTTTGTTGAGAGACAACAGCAAGAAGCTGGTGACGATAGAACAAGAGCGTTCTATGAGGATATGGAACGCCAATACTACGAAGCTCAAGAGGAGAGAGCATATATGCAAACAGACGAATACAAGCAACGCCAAGAGGAAATGAGGAAGACCTTATGGGGTGTGTTTAATCACTTTCACCCACACACTTGGATATGAAGCATACAATAATGACGCTGGATGGAAAGTTCTGGCAATACGATGAGATACTGAAAGAGATGGACAGTGATGAGTTCTATTATGGTTACTTAGGAAAGTACGCTCTTAGCAGTAGTTCGGTAAAGACACTTTTGGATTCTCCAAAGGCTTACTTAAAATCATTAAGACAACGTAGCGATACCCCTGCTCTTTTGCAGGGGAGGCTCGTTCACTTGGCGGTTTTAGAGCCTCACAAGTTCGATAAGCTAAACTTTGTGAATGTACAAAGTAGAAATACCAAAGCATTTAAAGAAGCACTTAGTGAGAACTCGGAGAGTTATACGATGAGAGAACACGACTCAGCTATGTATATGGCTCAGTCGATTCACGATAATAAATACGCCAGAGAACTATTAGAGGGTACTGACAAAGAAGTGCCGTCAATGAATATGATGTTCGGTAAACCCTTTAGAGGTAAAGCTGATGCTTTAGGTTCAGGGCGTATGGTTGATTTAAAGACAACAGGCAGTGATATGAATGAGTTTCACTGGAGTGCAAAGAAGTTTAAGTATATGTGTCAAGCCTACATTTATAGTAAGTTATTCGATGTAGATTACAAAGACATATATTATCTGGCGATAAACAAAGAAACTTATGACATAGGAATCTTTGATGTTTCGCAGGAATTTTATAACTTAGGCGAAAGTTTAGTAGAGAGAGCAGTTCAAGTATATACGGATGAGATAGAGAATGGAATGAATGAATTGCACAACTATACTATTCGAGGCACACTTTGATTGAAGACGATTATAAATTATTAATAGAAGAATATAAGAACGACATTCTTTTGTCGCTCAGAATGGGAGTGCTCAGAGTAGATGAGTTAAAGTATTTACTTGAGCACTTCAAGGATGAGGAGAACTATGAGGCTTGTCAAGGGCTATCGAATGCTTATGTTCTATTTAAACAAGAGTTAGATGAATACTGATTTTGATATATTAAGAGACATTACACAAGAGGTTTGCAAGGCAGACCCGATGAAAGACAATAGGAGTAGAGAAGTTGTATATGCACGAATGATTATGTATAAAGTTTTGCATAGTTTTCACAAACACACTTACACCAGAATAGGCAGGATGTTCGGAAAGAATCACGCCACCGTATTACATAGCATTAACCAGTTCGATAATATGGTTAGAAATGATGACTGGTTAAACAATAGATTCCACTGCGTTCTAAGTGAATACACAAAAGAGATTAGCTTACAGAACGAAGCTATTGCAGATGTGTATCTAAAGAATAAAATGCTTGAATCTAAACTGAAGGCGCAAAAAAGAATTATAAGACAGTGTAAGGAGATATCTGATGTTATTGATGGCGTACCTGAAGATAAGATAGAACAGATAACTCAAAAGCTCCGTATGCTTGTGGAGGTCGCTAAGAAAGAGATAAAGCCTCGTAATCAACAGGCAGTAGTTTACAACTCTAATATAGTGACACACGAATGAGAATAGAAACTGGAAGAATAAACTATCAACTCTCATTTGGTTTTACAGTAGCTAACTACCATAATGAGTACAGAGCACTTATAATAGACTTTGCCTTTTGGTATATAGAATTTATATTTAAAGATTATGAAGAGGAAGAAAACAAAAGCTGAAATAGATAAGGATGTAAAGTTCATTCCTATTCCTGAGTGGCGTAATACTTATCAATACCATAGAACTAATAAACGCGCTACATACGTTGACTTAAATAATAAGAGATGAAACAAAAGAAATGGACTCAGGCTCAAAGGATAGCTAATCTGGAGAAAGCTACTTCTAATCTCTATATGATGATTCAGGCGATAATTGATAAGCTACCCAAAGAAGAAAACACCGAAGGTAAAAAGTAGTTACTTTAATTAAAGGTGGTGTATGTCTGACGAGCAAGAGTTTAAGAAACAGGGAGTTATCAGTGCTAAAACACAGAAGTGGTTAGCTGAGAAGAAACGTAAAGAAGAGGAGGCGAAAGCTAAACCTAAACCAACTCCAAAGAAACCAGAGCCGAAAACAAATCAACCAACGATTATAAAAGAAGAACACCAGAGGTATTCTGATGGGCGTAGAAATAATGGAGCTGTCAAAGGCGTATCAAGAGGGCAAGGGCGTAAGCCGAAAGCGAAAGAAGAGGAGATAAAGAACTTCGCTCTTGGTTCAATGAAACGTGCCTTTGGCAGTGAGAAGAAAGCGTGGGAAGCTCTTGCAAATATGAGTAAAGATTCCTTCCCACACTTACGCCTGTTATGGGAGTACAAGTATGGTAAACCGAAAGAACAAAAGGAATTGAATGTAAAGCAGGAAGTAAACATTCCTGTAATATCATTCTTAGACCCAGAGAAGACTATTGATATTGACGCTGAAATACAAGATGATGGCAAAGAAAATAAAGAATAGTTATTCTCCATTCTTCAGCAAGAAGAAGGAATTTGATTGTGTTGAATATGAGATAGGTAGAGATAGATGCGATGAGCAGTGTTCGTTCTGTAGCGTTATACCTATCACTGAGTAATGAAGAATGTTAATCTTAATCCAAAGTATCATTCGTTATTTGAGTCTCTATCCAGATACCATATCTGTACTGGTGGGCGAGGTAGCGGAAAGTCTTTTGCGGTAAATACATTCTTAGTATTACTTACTTACGAAAAAGGACACAAGATACTTTTTACTCGATATACGATGACTTCGGCAAGTATGTCGATTATACCAGAGTTTCTGGAGAAGTTAGACCTTATGGGTATTGGCGGTAACTTTACTGTCACAAAGACTGAAATCATAAACAATCTTACAGGCAGTAGTATATTCTTCAGTGGTATCAAGACAGCCAGTGGAGACCAAACTGCAAAGCTAAAGTCCATTCAGGGTGTTACTACATTTGTATTAGATGAGGCGGAGGAGCTTACAGATGAAGAATCGTTTGATAAGATAGATTACTCTGTAAGAGCGATGGGTACGCAGAACAGATGTATCTTAATTCTAAACCCCACTACAAAAGAACACTGGATATATCAGAGGTTCTTTCAGAACAGAGGTATTCCTGATGGACACAATGGAGAGAAGGAGAATGTGAATTATGTTCACACTACATACTTAGATAATAAGAAACACTTGTCTGAATCATTTGTGGCGCAAGTGGAGGATATGAGAACCAGAAGACCAGATAAATATAAGCACCAGATATTAGGTGGCTGGTTAGATAGAGCTGAAGGAGTTATCTTTACTCACTGGCGCATTGGAGAGTTCGATAACAATCAGGACACAATCTTTGGACTCGACTTTGGTTTCTCAACAGACCCTTCAGTATTAACTGAGATTGCAATAGACAAGACACGCAAAATAATATGGATTAGAGAGCACTTCTACAAGGCAGGTATGTCCACCTCAAACATATTCGAGATGTGCCGTAGAATCGCAGGAAAACAGCTTATAGTGTGCGATAACAGTGAGCCTCGACTAATAAGTGAGCTGAAGACTAAAGGACTTAATATAACGCCAACGATAAAGAAGAAGGGTAGTATATTGACAGGAATCGCTCTAATGCAAGACTACGATATTATTGTAGATAAAGAATCCATCAATACAATTAAGGAGTTCAATAATTACGCTTGGAAATTAAAGGGTAGTATTCCACAGGATAATTGGAATCACAGCATTGATGGTAGTCGGTACGCAATTCAATACCTACTTACTCGTAGTATTCCAAAAGGTATGTATGTTATAAAGTGATAACAGGCGTTTTAAGCCTTGCGTTTTGGGGTTTTAGAGCACTTCTCCACTCAAGTGATACTCAGATACCTTTGTGAATTTAAACGCCCTAATTTGAGCTTTTATCCTTCTCTATCTCTTTCTGTAGATTAGCAAGAGC